TCATTCATAATGTCTTGTTACCCTTCCGAATATAGGTAGATGATCGAAGCTTTTGAAAAAGCTCACGCTCAAATAAGCATCTTCGTGATAGTTAAATACGGTTGTTTGTTCTTCATCTAAATGCCAGTTACTATGCCCCATAAATGCAGAGGATACTATGATCTGGTCGAATGTGAACCACTTTGTTACGTGAGAGCTTGATTTATAATAATAAGTGCCGTGACACGGTGATAGCTTTCCGTCACGACTGTAGGGTTGTAGTCCCCCTAAACTTCTCCAAAATGGGTTGTACATGATAAATGGTTTGTCTACTACCACTCGTCTGTCGCGAGTAGCCACCAGTTTGTCGTAAATTGGCTTATCAAATGGTTCGTTATTATAGTCTCCCATAAGTATGATTTTTGCATCGAAGCCTTCCTCATCAAATACTGAGTTTATATCCATCCTAAGCGCGTAACCAAGTTCGTCTCTGCCCAGTTCAGGGCGTGACATTTGGCTTGGCCAGTGAGATATATAGAAATAAAATGTTTCTAATGTGTCGGTTACGAGGAATTTGACCCTAACTCCAACTCTAAGACTGCCTGAATAATGAGGGTGAATTATATTTGTGCTGTCAAGGAACTTAAGCTTTTCACTTCGAAAAAATACAGCGATATCGAATATAATTCGGCCTTCTTTGCCAGTGATGCTTAAGGAGTCAAAGCCAGCTCTTTTAAATGACGGCGCTGTTGTACGAACGAAAGAATCGGAAACCTCACCGAATGCAATTAGGTCTAGATTCATTAGCTCATTAAGGTGGCAGAATCCAAACCATGGACGAAGCGTAGAAGCGGCGTCAGGTTCTTTGGCGGAGGCAACCGGGGGTTTTAGTCCGATATTCCACCAAGCGAAGGTCAGGTTCATGCAAATTTCCAGATACAAAACAGACCAAATAACACATAGGCGAACCTTCGTAGCGGAAGTCTCGTAAAGTAATGATCCGATTGACACGCGATTGGTGGTGCTCTGAACGCGGGCGAAATTTTCGCCGAAGCAATGTCTGGAGGGTGCCGAAAATTGATGAAAAATCCCATTTTTTCGAGTTGCTCCATAATCTAACTTGCTGCCCGTCTAAGATTGCCCGTTTTTGTTTTCTGTAGCAATCAAGCTATTCTCCAGCTTACCTAGCTCTCTCCAGTCTGTACTGGAGTTGATCCATCGGGCATAAGTCGATAGCAACATCTGAACGCTATGACCGAGCTGAGTGGCAATAAACGCAGGGTTCATACCCGCCATAAGGCACATGGTAGCGTATGTGTGTCGGCAGTTGTATTGCCGGCGGGCGCGAATGCCCAATTCAGTTAATGCAGACTGGAAGTGTTTGTCGGTCACGCTCGATTGCTGGATGAATTCGAAATTCTTGGTGGGTGGGAACACATAGCTCGATTCGGTGCGTTTGCGCCGGCTTGGCAAAGCACGTTGCTTCGCCAACAGTTCAGCCTGCTTGATGGCGTGCAGTGCTCGGCTGTTGAGCATGACCTGGCGTCCGTTGCGGGTTTTGGTTCGCTCCTCGATCTTGTAATCAGCGACGATCCGACACACGTTCACCAGCCGTTTTTCCTTGTCGACCTCTTCCCAGCGCAGCGCCGCGATCTCGCTGGGGCGCATGCCGGTGTAGAAGGCGAACTCGAAGTAGGCCGCGTAGATCCGCATCGAATGGGTCAGCGTTTTATATAGGTGATCAATGATCTGGTTGGCCTCGCCAACCGTGAACGGATCGATGGGCTTTTTGGCCTTTACCGGCAGCTCGATGGATTCCACCGGGTTACGGTTGATCAGGCCATCTTTTACTGCGGTACCGAACACCGTGGTCAGGCGCTGAATCGCCGCGCGCTTTACGCCCGGCGTCGGCCATTCAGTGTTCGCTACCACTTTGCGCAGCATCATCGACGTGATGCTGTCCATGGGTAGCATCGCCAGATACGGCATCCAGTACAGATTGAGCGAGCCAAGATAGTTCTTTCGAGTTCCGGCCACGATCTCGCGACTGTTGAGCCACTGCTGGGCGTACTCTCCGAAACGGGGAGTCGCTGAGTAGCTGGCATATGTAGAATTGGGGAACAACTCGGCGTAGCGCTGATCATCCAGAACGCCATGCTTAATCAGACTGGTTACGTTAGCGCGTAAGTCGGCGGCAGCCTTAATCCCCTTCGGCGTTTGGGGATAGGGGAGGGTTTCGCAGCGGCGTTGCCCCTTCCAGGTGAAGCGAATGCGGACGGACTGTCCAGCAAATTCAACTCCGGTGGGCAATCCCATTGGCTCTCGAGCCATGCTTCGTATCTCCTCAGGCTGTAGTAAATGCGGCTATCGATGGTGTTCCAGACACCTTTGGGAATGACGCCTCTGGCGCGCTTGCCTTGCAGCGCTCGGCGTGTGGTGCCGACCAACTCGGCCATCTTGTCTTCTGGAATTTTGTCCAGGTGGTAAGAGGACAGCGACGGTTCCGCAGTGTCATCGCAACGCTTGTTTTTCTCAGCAGGTAGCGCGGGTAAATTGTTGTTGCCAGTCGGAACTTGGTCACCAACATGTAAGCGCACGCTGCTTTCATCTGACATGCGATAGTGAGTTGGTCCGAAGTAGGAGAATGAGGTGTTCATACGCCTTCTCCTTGCACAACCACCTGCAGCAGTCCGGCCATGATCAGCGCCTGCTCGCGAAGGAACCGGGTGTCTCGCTCAAGTTTTTTGCCTGTGCGAAATGCACTGAATGTTTCAGCAGCAACCCGGAGGTGCTCTGCAATATCGAGCAGAACTCGCTGCTCTTTTGATCCGAATGCTTGGCTTTCTCTGAGTTGTCTGCACTGCCTCGCCAGATTTCGGTGATCAGTGCTAATGAACTGGGCGGAAGCCTTCAACTGACGGATAGTTTTGGCGAACTCAGCGCGCTGACTGTCGTCCGCTTCTAGCTTTCCATAGCTCCGTCCCATTTTGTAGCCGGCCCATACGAGGAGGCCGGTGAAAGCGATTAGGATGATTAGCGCGCAAATTTGGATTGTAGTCATGTGCTGTGAGCCTCTGTAAAATCCTTCGCCGGGATGCATGGTGAGAGGCCGGCGGGGGGGAAGTGATAACCCGAGTTCAAATCAAGCTGCTTGCTTAGCCGCTTGGGTGTCGAGGAACTCGGCCAGGTCGTGCAGGTACACCACTCTTTGGGCGCGAGCCGACCCGTGCAGACGCTTCACGACCAGCGCGATACGACCTGCCTTTATCTCGGCAAGTAGGTAGCGGTCGGTGCGAATGTGAGCGAAGTACTGTTCTCGAACAGCGGCCAGGGTCGGGCATGGAGTAGCGAATTGACGTCGCAATTGTTCTAGTGTGTTGTTCATGCTGCGTTCTCCCCGTACCCCTCCGATGGGGGCAGCAACTTAAGGCGAATCAGTTCGGCCAGGCCGTCCTTACTTTTGCCCATTGCAGCCGCACAAATGTTGCCCTTGGCGTCAGCCACTACCGCTCCGAATGGATACTCAGGCGAGTTGGTCGGCGTAACGTAGGCGACTTGCCCATCAAGGATCACGTTGTTGACGCAGCGGAATACCTCGGCCAGTTCGGTGCTCAGTACGGGCATGCTTTCCAGTAATTGGATGGCTTCCGTTGAGGCGCCAACGAGCGTTGCGCGGCTGACTACCCCCGGGCAGCTCAAGTAGATCGGGATCAGCTTCAGGGCGCCGAGGGCCTGCGTGTAGGCATTGAGGTTGTTGGTTTTCATGCAGCGGCGTCCTTTTTGGTAATGATGATTCCTAGCTTCTTGGCCAGCCATTCGATCCCTTCTTCCTTCACCATCACCACGGCGTAATGACGGCACTTGTTTAGGGACGGAATCACGGTGCTGCGCGGATCCGAATACATATAGCCTCGATCACGGTACTGGCTGGCTAGATCGCCACTGCTGTTGAGAATGCCCAGCTCCCGCAACCTGGTGCGGAAGGCGCGGGGCTTGAGTCCGAGCAATGCGGCGGATTCGTCCAGGGTGCGGTTTGTCATAACGCTGCCTCAGGCCGCCGCAGCACGGGTGTGCAGGGTGTCCACAATATGATTTAGGTTGGTGAAGAACTCTTCGAAGGACCCATCATTCGGTACGCAGATATCTCCCGGCGCGCGTATGACGCCGTTTTCACTGATGTGCTGGTTGACGGTCACAGCGGCTATTCGCTCTATGTGAATCACCACCCCGCCACGCTTACGGATGAAGTCCGCTTCGTTTTCGAACCGCACGTCGCTGACGACAAAGCTACGTGTTTCGTCGTGGGTGCGAGCGAGTAGGTCGAGGTTCTGTTCCGCAAGCAGCAGCCAGAGTTCGGGATGTACGTTGTTGCGACCCCACTCGGTGCCAAGTGATTGCATTAACTGGCGAGGGGAACGGCCGAGCCATGGCAGTGGCAGTTCCTTCTGGGCACCTTCGAAGTCGCAAGGGCTTAAGTTGAGGATGTGCATCAGACCGTCACGCAGTGGATCAGCGAATGCGTAAGCCTGGAATCCATGGTGGCTGACCAGATGCTGCGCGGCGGTGTCTTTGCCAGAGCGGGCGACGCCAGCGAGGCCAATTAGTAGAGGTTTCATGCTGCATCACCCCCGAACGGTCCGCATTCGTGAGTAATTACATTTACTTTTGTCGGTGCTAAGCGAGTGCCTGGCGTGATGACTACCAGTAGGCCGGTGCGTTTTTGAATCTCTTTCACGGCTTCCGGGTTAGTGCAGGCTGACGGGTGTAGGTACACCGGGCAGCGAGTGTTGCTGTGCTGTGTTGTTTGCATGTTCGTACTCTTTGGTGAGAGATTTACGATGCAAACGATACAAATACGTATTGATTCAGTCAATACGTATTTGAATTGATTTTTCATGGCACAAAAAAGACCCGCATCGCTGCGGGCCTGTTAAGGGGTTATGTATTAGAAAATTTCGAGCTTCGAAAATACTACGCCACAAATGATCGCGTCGGCCCCTAACTCAATGATTGGCTCTGGCCACGCTGGATTCAGCGGTTTCAGAAACCGGCGGCTGCCCTCCATCACCAATTGCTTGAAAGTTGCTTCTTGGCTATCCACGAGCTTGGCAATCACAAGAGAACCATTTTCCGCATCTTTCGCGGGATCAACAAAGATGATGTCTCCGTCTCGAAAGGATCGACGTTCATGTTGATTGAACATGGATAGTCCACGTACTCGCAAGGCATAGCTCTGGCTGCTATGGGAAGCGGCGCATGGCAGCCATATCTCTGCATCATCAAGGGTCCTAACATCTTCAATCTCACACCATGCGCCTGCCTGAACCCATGAGATGAGAGGGACATAGCCTTTAATAGCTGGCCCAGGTTCAACGTTGGTCTCATTCGCAGATGGCGCGCCCTGATCAATCATCGGGTCTTTGTGTTCGCCTCCCTTCCAAAGCCAGTTGCTACTGACCTTCAAAGCTTTGCTGATCTTTTCGATATTTTCATGGCGAGGGCTGGTTACCGCGTTCGTCACAATTCTATGAATCGTCGGTTGCGGAACGCCGGACCGTCGGCCGAGTTCGCCTTCTGACAGCCCCAATTCCTGCATGCGTTGGGCGATGCGGTCTCCGATCACTTTTTCTCTGCCTTGATTCAAAAACGTATCGCCGAGTGTATTGAATCATTCAATACGTTTGTGTATTGTAGCGGCCAATGCGAAAGCGCATCGGTAAACGGTATGACTATCCAAGAAATGCTTGCAGAGCTGCTGCGGTCTGGTTTGTCCCAGAGAGTTATTGCAGATCGCGTAGGAACAACACAGCCGACCATCAATCGTGCCGCGAAAGGTGCAGATGTTCGGTACGTAACGGGTAAGGCAATCGAATGCCTATACACCCAAGAGAAAGAAGCGGCCGATCTTAAGTCGGCAGCTTAAAGGTGCTGAGCTGGGGCCTCTCACCAAAGAATCCCCCAGCCCAGCTACGACGATACACAGCACATGCACATCGGTCGTGGTCGTAGGATAGGGTTTACCCTGAACTATGGCTACACCGTAAATAGGGGATTTACGGTTATGAGTCGCACAGATCTTTTGCCGGACGCTGGTCCGGTCCTGCCTCTACGCCAAGCGATCTATCGCGCTGGTCGTGACTACAAGGGCGGAATTACCGCCCTTGCCTTTGAAATGGTGTTGGACAACGACACCCTCCAGAAGAAACTCAAGCTCGATGAAGAACGCCGCTGGCTGAATCCAGATGAGCTTGAGGAAGTGATCAGGCTGACCGCTGATCCACGCTTGCTGGACGCATTGATGCGTCCAGCAGGTGCGGTTTGGTACCGGCCGGTGGCCGTACCGGCAACCCGTGATGCCTTGAAAGCGGTTGGTAAGCTGCTCGGGGAAACCGGTGAATTCGTGGCCAAGATGCACGACGGCGCGGCGGATAACGTTTGGGAGCTTCATGAAGTCGTGGATCTCGAAAAGCACGGAATGGATGTGATCCGCGAAGTCCTTGGAATCATGGCGGGTGCTCGTCAGGCGATGGAGGATCGCATCAATGGCTGATGATATCGACCGCGCAAACGAGCAGGCGCAATACCTGCTTGATATTGCTATTCATCGCAGTCGCCGCATGCCATCGAGCCGCGTTAGCGCGCAGTTCTGTGACGACTGCGACGAACCAATCCCGTTGCTTCGACAGCAGAAGGTTGAAGGTTGCGAGACCTGCATCTCTTGTCAGGAGTTGCGGGAGGCCCGGCGATGAGTGAATCGGGCAAAGGAACAGCCATCGCTATATGGGCAAGGCGTTACATCAGTACTTTTGACTTGGCACTCGTATCGATTGATCCAGGTGAAAAGGCTCCGAAAGGCCTAGGGTGGAATAAGCCCGGAGGCTATATCACCGACGCCGATACGGCCGAGGCGTTCTGGCAACGAAACCCAAATCACAACCTTGGCGTCGTGCTGGGGCCGAGCCGCGTTTGTTCACTGGATGTTGATGACGTTCAATGGACGCGGCATGTTCTATATGAACTGTTGGGCCTTGACCTTGATGCGATGGCAGTAGTGTTCCCGACTATCGTCGGGAATCCGCTGCGAATCCGGGTGGTGTTCAAGGTGCCGGAAGGCATCGAACTCACGCGTCATTCACTTTCATGGCCGAATGAAAAAGACCCGGACGGTTCGATTTTCAAAGGGTTGATGGACAAGGCTAAGGTTGCGAAAGAGCAAGGTGATCTTGCCGCAGAAGCTGCTGCACGAACCGAAGCCGAGCCGTTCAAACGCTTCACGGTCTTTGAACTACGTGCGGGATTGGTGCAAGACGTATTTCCACCATCAATTCATCCCGGTACCGGCAAACCTTACACCTGGAAAACTGCTCCAAGTGCTACTGACGGGCTACCGACGCTGACCAACGAGCTGCTTACCATTTGGCAGAATTGGGAGTTTTTTAAGCGAGATGCCGAAGCTGCGTGTCCATGGGCGGTTGCGCCACCAAAGCCACCGGTCAAAGCCCAAAAGCGTCCTGCACGCGGTGGCGGTAAACAGCCCTCGGTAATTGATGAATTCAACCGTTGTCACGATGTTGCGGAGCTTCTTCGTGCCCATGGATACATCAAGCGAGGCAATAAGTGGCTGTACCCTCAAAGCAGCACCGGTCTGCCAGGGGTGACAATCAGTGAGGACAAGGTTTATTCGCACCACGGTGCTGACCCTCTCGCGAACGGGCATCAGAACGACGCCTTTGAAGTGTTCTGCTTACTCGAGCACGGTGGCGATCAGTCGAAGGCTGTGAAGGATGCTGCGCGAATGTTGGGGATGCAATACGCCGCCCGTCCAGATCCGAATGATCTTCCCCCCACCCCATCCGGTGAATTGAGCGGGCCGATCTCCGACGAAACTTGCCCGTCCAGCGAGGCCGCTCCTGCTCCTGACGGGGGGGCGGGGGAGGTCATATCGTTGGATCACATTCTGCGTCGTTTTGCGTTGGTCGAGGGCACCACGCACGTGTGGGACTGCGACCAATCGAAGGTAATGAAGAAGTCCGCCTTCGAAGCTCGCGTGGGCAAGCCTCTGGCCAAAGCCTGGTTGGACGACACCGGAAAGAGGCTGATTTCTGACGACCATGTTCGCGAGATCGAGCAGGCGCGCCGCATGGCTGGGAAGAAAGGCGGTGCATTCGGGATGTCTCCAACCGATCGCTACGTTTACATCGATGGCACCAAAGACGTTTGGGATCGGGAAAAGAAGCGGCGTATAGCCGAGGGCGCGGTGAAGATGGCGCTGGGTGACACTTACCCGCTGTGGTTGAACAGCAGTGAGCGCCGCACCGTCGATGTTGAACACATCGTGTTTGATCCGACCATGACGAAGGATCCTGCGGTGTACATCAATACCTTTGACGGGTTGCCGCTTGAGCCAGTCAGGGATGATGCAGCGTGTGCCAACCTGCGTTGGCTGATTTCATTTCTTTGTAACCACGATGAAGCTGCAACCGATTGGCTAACTCGCTGGCTGGCGTATCCGCTGCAGCACCTCGGCGCCAAGATGGATACCGCTGTGTTGATGCATTCGATCATGGAAGGTTCGGGCAAGAGCCTTTTGTTCGCTGACGCACTCGGCATGCTTTACGGCCAATACGCGGCGACTGTTGGTCAGACGCAATTGGAAAGCAGTTTCAACGCGTGGCAAAGCCGCAAATTGTGGTCGGTATTTGAAGAGGTCGTCAGTCGCGATCAACGTTACAACCAGGTGGGCAAGATCAAGCACTTGATCACTGGTAAAACGGTGCGGATGGAGTCGAAATTCATTAATGGCTGGGAAGAAGCCAACCACATGAACGCGGTGTTTCTCAGCAACGAGATTCTTCCGTGGCCAATCAGCGACAGTGATCGACGAATGCTCGTCATGTGGCCTATGGAGACCCTGCCAGTCGCAAGGCAAAAGGCGATTGGTCGTGAACTGGAGCAGGGTGGGGTGGCAGCGCTCTACGGTTGGTTGCTGTCTGTCGATCTAGGGGACTTCAACCAGCGCACGCGGCCGCCATCGACCGAGGCGCGTGAGCGTTTGGTGGCCTTGAGCCGGGCCGGCTGGCAAACATTTTTGCATCTGTGGAAGTACAGCGAGCTGGGGCATGGGCTTTGGGGACCGTGTCTTTCGACCGACCTCTATTCGTTGTTTCTCGAATGGTGCCAGCGCAACAAAGAGCACGTGATGAGTCAGACCAAGTTCTCTCTATTCATCAGTTCCGAGGTGGATAAAACGCGGGCGATACCCTGGACTGACGGCAATAACCGACGCTTCGGCGCGTTTTTCTTTCCTGTGGATCTGGATGCTTCCCCGCCCCCATCACTCAAGGCGGCAGAGCTGGGCAAACAGGTGGAGAACTGGCGGGCGAAGGCCAAGCTGGGGGGGTGGCACGTGGACAGCCGGGGTCAAATTAAGGCGCTTGCAGCATGACTATTTTTAAAAGTGTGTTGGGTGTGTTGAGTGTGTGTCGGGTTGATTTTGAATACCCCACACAATTTGAGTTCCCGAGTTACATGCCTTCGCGGGTGTTGTGTGGGGTGTGTTGGGTTTTGTGTCGCGCACGCGCATGCGTGACGTTCTTTGCAACGGATTCAACGGAACGAAATTTTTCTTATGCGAAGACTGATAAACCCAACAAACCCAACACACTCAACTCAAGTTTGATTGAGGCATTGAATTTAAAGGGATTTATATGTGTTGGGTTTGTGTCGGGTTGCGGTCTTTCTGTGTTGGGTTGGATTTTACGGGGGCAGGGCAATGATTGAGGCGATGGAGTTATTGCTGAAACATTGGGGCGAGCAATGCCGACACGCCGGTGAAGCGGGAGGCATGGGTAGCCCGATGGCGACGATCATGGAGTGGGGCGGTTGTGCGCCAAGGGGCACACCCGGTTCTCGGATCCTTCTCGGCGGTGGCGCAGGTCCAGATGCAATTGCGCAGGAAATTGGTGCCGCCCTTTCCGAGATTGCCCGGCAAGATAGTCGGGGTGAAATGCTGCAACAGTTAGCAGTTATGCGTTACGGCTTAGACCCTGCACCGACATGGGCAGCGCAGATGCACGAACTGGGCTACGTCTCAAAGGCGAAGCAAACCTATTACGATCTTGTGCACCGTCTACATGTCCGACTCTTTGAGGTGCTGGCCGAACGCAGGGACGCACGTAAGTGGCTTACCGTTGGTCGGGGCGCGTTACCTCAAAGTCTCCTCAAAGTTGCGTCAAAGTTGCGTCAAGTTGGATAACCGAAAATGCCCCCTTTTCGGTTCCGTACTCAGGGGGTAAAAAGTCCCCACGATATGGATTCTGCGCCTTGGCGCTTCCCCGAGCACGTGCTGTGCACTTCGTCCTGGCGTATGCCGCGACATTGAAAACCCTGCCCTCCGGCGGGGTTTTCTTTTTTGTGTTCGGCATGCTCCTTCACTTGAGGCACAACATGACAAATGAGCAGCAAGCGCTGGCAGAAATGCCGATCTGGTTGGTTATCGTCCTGGCTCTGGTCGGCGGCGTATCCGGTGAGATGTGGCGAGCAGACAAGGATGGTGCCCGTGGCTGGGCGCTGATGCGTCGGCTTGCGCTTCGATCCGGTGCCTGCATTGTCTGCGGAGTCTCGGCAATGATGCTGATGATCGCGGCGGGCATGTCGCTCTGGACGGCGGGCGCCTTGGGTTGTCTCACGGCAATGGCCGGCGCAGATGTTGCCATCGGCTTGTACGAACGCTGGGCTGCCAAGCGGCTTGGCGTGTGCGATGTCCCGCCGAATGGCAGCGGACCAGCCTGAAACCGCCGGGGACCCTGGGGTTATTCGGAGGGTACGGGGTCGGAAACCCGCGGGAAAGTGTTAGCGGGAGTGCCCTCAGCTTACTGAAATTTCAATCATTGAAATCTTGAAAGGATTCATTGAAATATGTTGAAAAAGGAGGGCTCATGACAGAACCAACCTACCTGTCGAAGAGCGCCTTCGCGGCCCGGCTCGGCAGGTCGCCGAGTTACATCACCTGGCTGAAAGACAACAACCGTCTGGTGCTATCGCCCAACGGCAAACAGGTTGATGTGCATGCCACCGAAGCGCTGATTCGTGACACCGCCGACCCGAGCAAGGTCGCCGTCGCCGAACGTCACCAGCAGGACCGGATTCAGCGTGACGTTTACAGCCAACTGTCCACCCAGGCCGAGCCGACTTCCACAGCTGCACCGCCGCAGGTGCTTACCGTCGACGGCAAGCTCCCCGACTTCCAGAAGGCCCGCGCCCTGCGCGAGCACAACATGGCCAAGCTCGCGGAGATCGAGCTCGGCAAAGCCCAAGGCGCGCTGGTTTCCAAGGAGGCAGTCGAAACGGGTGCCTATAACGCCGGCCGCTTGTTGCGCGATCAGCTTTTCGGTCCGCTACCGCAGCTGTCCCATGACCTGGCGGCCATGACCGATCCTTGGCTGATCGAAAAACACCTGACCGCCACTTTCCGCCGAACGCTGGAAGAAGCCGAGCGCCTCTCTGCAGCGGACCTTGACCACGCCATTACTACGGACTGAACCCATGCACACGGAATTTCCTGACGGTGCAGAGGTGTACCGTGAGGCTTATTTCCGTGGACTGCGTCCCGACCCCGATCTCTGGATCGACGAATGGGCCGACGAGTACATGCGAATCCCGCGTGACACCGGTGCCCCTGAGCCCGGCCAGTACCGCACCTCACGGACACCTTATGCCCGCGAGCCAATGCGCTGCCTTTCGCCGGCTCACCCTTGCAGACGCGTGGTCACCATGGTGGCCTCGCAGTTGATGAAAACCCAGATCGCCCTTAACTGGATGGGTGGCCTGATCCACATGGCACCGTCGAACATCTTGGCGCTTCTCCCCAGCCTCGGCCTGTCCAAGCGGGTTTCGGGGCGAATCAGCAAGACCATTAAGGCCACTCCCGTTCTGCGCGAGCGGGTCGCGGCCACCCGCTCGCGGGACGCACGCAACACGATGGACACCAAGGAATTCGAGGGTGGTTCGCTGTACGTCACCACCGCCGGTTCTGCGGCCAACCTTTCGGAGTTGTCGGCGCGTTATATCTACGGCGACGAAGTCGACCGCTGGGAGAACGACGTCGGCCAAGAGGGTGACCCCATCAAACTGGCAGAGACGCGGGCGACCAACTTCGGTCGCAACGCCAAGATCTACTTCTCCAGCTCGCCGACGATCAAAGGCGCCTCGCGAATCGCTGACCTGTTCGAGTCCAGCGACCAGCGCTATTACCACGTGCCATGCCCTACCTGCGGTCACATGCAGGTGCTGGAGTGGGAGCGGCTGCATTACAGCAAAGACTTCAGCACTGTTCATTACGAGTGCGCTGCCCCTGAATGCGATGTGCTGATCGAGGAACACCACAAGAGCGACATGCTTGCCCGAGGCGAGTGGCGTGCCCATGCAGCTGGCGACGGAAAGACCGTTGGCTTTCATCTCAACGCACTGTATTCGCCAACCGGCTGGATGGACTGGGCTTCACTTGCCATCGAGTTTGAGGACGCCAAAAAAGCCCAGGCTCAAGGGGATACCAGCCTGATGCAGGTGTTCTACAACACCCGTCTCGCGAAGGTCTGGGACAGCGCACTCGAGCAGACGAAGGCGGAGGTGCTGATCGCTCGGGCGCGGCTGGAAAACTACACCCTCGGTTCGATGCCGATCGGTGTGCTGATGCTGACCGGTGCCGTCGACGTCCAAGCCAACCGTCTGGAGTTGATGGTGATGGGCTTCGGCGTCGGCATGGAGCGCTGGGTTGTTGACCACCAGATCATCTGGGGCGACCCGGCAGACGAACGCACCTGGGCGGTGCTGGACGAGAAACTCAAGGCTCGTTACCGGCATCCCTGCGGTGTAGGTCTGGCGATTCTCGCCGTGGGCGTCGACTCCGGCGGTCATCACACCGATGAGGTCTACCAGTTCTGCCGCGTTCGTCGCTGGCGCAACATCTTCGCCATCAAGGGCGCAAGCAAGCCTGGCAGGCCAGTGATTGCACAGCGCCCGTCAATGGTTGACGTAACGTGGAAAGGCCAGACCGAACGCAACGGCGCCGAGCTGTGGTTCGTCGGCACCGACACCGCCAAAGACTGGATCTACAACCGCTATCCATTCCCGGACGGTCCCGGATCGCTGCACTTTGCCAATGACCTGCCGGACGAATTCTTCGCCCAGTGCGTCGCCGAACGCAAAGTCGTGCGATACGTGCGCGGCCACAAGCGCATCGAATGGGTGAAGGGCAAGGCAGAGCGCAACGAAGCGCTCGACCTGATGGTGTACTGCCTTGCGATGGCGCATTACCTCGGCATCAACCGCTACCAGGAGCACGATTGGGACAGGGTGCGACAAGCCCTGGCGCAGTCCGGCTTGTTCGATGACGCCTTGAGCATCGAGCCTGTCCAGGGCGAGCGACTTGATGCTGAGCAAACACCGGCACCCGCTGCTGTACGTCAAGCCCAATCCGCACCACCACCCGCTGCACCGGTTACACAATCGCGACCGGCAGCCCCCCCTCAACGCCGCAGCTCAGCCAGCGGCTACCTGAAGAGACGCTGATATGTCCTTTACGAAAAAGCACCTCGACGCGGTTGAGGCGGCCATTGCTCGCGGTGAGAAAACTGTGCGCTACACCGACCGCACCGTGGAATACCGCACTGTCGATGAACTGCTCAAGGCGCGCGAAGAAATACGCTCTTCGCTTGCCAGCGCTGCCGGGCCACGCTCGCGCGTGGTCCGGCTTTACCATGCAGGGAAGGGGGTCTGATGGCCCGACAGTTTCCAACATTGACCCGTAACGGATTTGTCCTGCCGTCCAACATCAAGGCCAGCTACGAAGGCGCTGGGGAAGGGCGCCGTTCCACTGGCTGGGACGCTCCCGACAACGGGATCAACAGCATCAACACCCCGGCACTGCGCAACCTGCGGTCGCGCTCGCGGGCGGCGGTTCGCAATGACCCATATGCCTTCAATGTCATCGACAAGCGCGTGAGTAACCTGATCGGCACGGGCATCACCCCTCGGCCTACGACCGACGATGATGCGTTGCGCAAACTGCTGCAGGAGCTGTGGGGGGATTGGGTCGATGAGTCGGATGCGGATGATCGCACCGACTTCTACGGTCAGCAGGCGCTGGTGGCGCGCACGGTGGAAACATCGGGTGAATGCTTTGTTCGCTTGCGTCCTCGCAGTCTGGATGACGGTTTGGCGGTACCGCTGCAGCTGCAAATCCTGGCACCGGAATTCGTGCCGCACGACAAATTCGAGAGCACCAAAAACGGCAACGTCATCCGCGCCGGTATCGAGTTCACTCCCGGTGGCAAGCGGGCGGCGTACTGGATGTACCTGTCGCATCCGCGCGATGCGGCCTCGCTGAACGCCGGTTACAACCAGTTGGTCCGCGTGCCGGCGGCCCAGGTGCTGCACATCTTCGAACCGGTGGAGCCAGGCCAGTTGCGCGGCGTGCCGCGATTGTCGCCGGTGCTCAAGCGCCTGCGAAGTCTCGACAATTACGACGACGCGGTGCTGTTCCGGCAGGAAGTGGCCAACCTCTTTGCCGGTTTCATCAAGCGTCCAGCGCCGGACTCGGGGCCTCTTCCCAGAGATCCGGTGACCGGTCAGCCGCTCGATCTGGATCGCGATGGCTTCACCCCGATGGTCGCGCTCGAACCCGGCACCATGCAGGAACTGGGGGCAGGCGAGGAGGTTGAGTTCTCCAAACCGCCAGACGCCGGCAACAACTATCCGGACTTCATGCGTCAGCAGTTGATGGCTGCTGCAGCGGGGTCGGGTACGCCTTACGAGATCCTCACCGGCGACATGCGCGGTATCAACGACCGGGCTCTTCGGGTGGTGCTCAACGAATTTCGACGCCGTCTGGAACAACTGCAATTCAGCGTGTACGTCCATCAACTTTGCCGTCCTGTACGGGCGGCGTGGATGGACATGGCGGTGCTATCTGGCGTTCTCGTGTTGGACGATTACGCACAGAAACGCCGCCAGTACCTGCGCACTCGCTGGGTTCCGCAAGGCTGGGCCTACATCCAGCCAGTGCAGGACGTGCAGGCACGCCGGATGGAAGTACAGGCCGGGTTTTCTTCCCGCAGCGAGATGGTCCTGCGCACCGGCTACGACGCCGAAACGGTCGATCTGGAAAACGCCGCCGATTTGGCACGGGCCACAAAACTGGGCCTCAACTACAACACCCTTGATGCCGTCGAAGACACCGACGACAAGGAGCAACCATGAGCAAACAAGCGCGACCGCGCATTTACAACCGCGCGGGCAAGCGCGTCGAGGTTCAGGACAGGACCTGGTACGCCCTGCAGGCCAGCGGAGAAGCCACCGAGCGAGTGATCGAAGTTTTCGTCTATGGCGAGATCGGCGCGTGGGGCATCACAGCCAATCAGTTCGTGCAGGATCTGCGCGCCATGGATGATGGTGTGTCTCCGGTGGTGGCCGCGTTCAACAGTATCGGTGGCGACCTGTTCGACGGACTGGCCATGCACAATGCGCTGTCGCGTCTGGGCGAGCGCTGCACCGGGCGAATCGATGCACTGGCCGCCAGTGCGGCCAGTGTCGCCGTGTGCGGTGCGCACCGGGTGGTAATCGCTTCCAACGCGATGTTGATGATTCACAACCCCTGGACCTACGCCGCCGGTGACGCTGAAGACTTCCGCAAAGTCGCCGACGTTCTCGACCAGACCATGGAAGCGATCATTGCCGCGTACAAGGCCAAAGCCCCCGAAATTGATGAGGTGGAGCTGCGGCGTTTGGTGGCGGCTGAGACCTGGCTGACCGCCAACGAAGCGGTGGCTTTGGGCCTGGCTGATGAGGTGGGCGACGGCGTCAAAGTCAAAGCTTGTCTCGGTCAAGGCGCGGTGCTGCAACGGTTCCAGAACGCGCCGCCTGAATTACTGGCCCAGCTCGATGAGCCGCCTGAATCGGAACCCGAACTCGAACCTATCGATCCGCCACTGGCGCCGCCTGTAGTGGACTCGGCCAAGTTGGCACTGATGATCACTCAGCGCTGCGCGGCGGCGGGCATCAGCAACCTGGTCGAGCCGCTGCTCAACTCCACCCAGCTCGAAAGCGAGGAAATCGTTCTCGCCGGCCTGGCACGCGCCAAGGCGGTGAACGACCTCTGCGTCGCCGCGCGTCTGCCGGAATTCAGCGCCGAGTATGTCGCGGCCGGTCTGGATGTGGCGGCGGTTCGGGCGCGTCTGTTCGACAAGATTGTCACCAGCGGCAAAGGCTTCGAAATCGATAACAGTCTGCCGCTGGCGGATGACCCAGCGCCCAAGGCGCTGGCCAAACAACCTGACCCCAACTCGATTTGGGCTGCTCGCCAAGCGGCTCAAACTGGAACCGCGCACGGCGCGAAAGGAGCACGAGCATGACCATCAAACAGGAACCGATGCACGCAGGCGAATTCCTGCTGTCCGAGGGCGCCGGCACGATCTCGCGCGAAGCGATCAATGTCGCGGCGGGTCCAGCATTGTGGCCGGGCCAAATTCTCGGGCTGGTGACCGCCACCGGCGAATTCGCACCGTACGAACCGACTGCTGAGGACGGCACTGAAAACGCGGTCGCCATTCTCTACGGCCCGTTGGGCGAATCCGATGTGGTGCGTCGCGGTCGCGCCGTGGTGCGGTTGGCCGAAGTCAGCGAAGCGCATTTGACCGGTCTGGATCTGGCCGCCGAGAAAGCACTCGCCACTCATTTCGTGATCGTTCGCTAAGGCGATCCTTCTTTTGTATGCATCCCGCCGCGTGCGGGATTTTTCGTTTCTGGAGAGTACCCATGGCCGATATCGCCATTTTTGACGACGAAGCGTTTACCGTTACTTCGCTCACCGCTGCACTCAATGATCAACCGTACCTGCCAGGGCGCATCAGCGCTCTGGGCCTGTTCCGCGAGGAAGGCATCACCACCCTGACCGTGCAGATTGAAAAGGACGGCGACACCCTGGCACTGGTGCCGGCCGGTGAGCGCGGTGGTTCTGGCCTGGTGGTTGCTGCGAGCAAGCGCAACCTGATCCCGTTCAACACCGTCCACCTGCCTGAGCGCTTCACCATCAAGGCCGACGAGATCCAAGGCATCCGTGCCTTCGGTACTCGCACTGAGCTTCAGGCAGTGCAGGATGTGGTCAATGCGCGGCTGGCCAAGGCGCGGCGACAGTTGGACGCCACGCACGAATTCCAGCGTATGGGGGCACTGAATGGCCAGATCCTCGACGCCGATGGCAAAACCGTGCTGCTTGATCTCTATGATCGCTTCGGTGTGGAGCGCCAAAAGTTGTCCATGGGGCTGGCTGATGCGGGCACGGAACTGCGGGTCAAGTGCGGTGAAGCGCTGGACATGCAGGAAGACGCGCTCGGCAGCGTGACCAGCACCGGTTCTCGCGCCTTCTGCGGCAAGAACTTCTGGAACAAGCTGATCGTTCACAAGTCGGTCAAAGAAACCTACCTCAACAGTCAGCAAGCGGCGGCCTTGCGTGGTGATGCGCGCGAAAGCTTCGAGTTCGGCGGCATCATCTGGGAGCGCTATCGTGGCAAGGTCGCCGGTGTGTCTTTCGTCCACGACGACAAGGCACTGCTGGTGCCTGAAGGCGTGCCGGATCTGTACATCTCGGTGTTCGCGCCGGCCGACTACATGGAAACGGTCAACACCCAAGGCATTCCGTACTACAGCATGATCGAGCCACTGCCCTTCAACAAAGGCATGGCTGGCGAAGCCCAGTCCAACCCGCTGCATCTGTGCACCCGACCGCGGGCCCAGATCCTGCTGGAGCTCTGACCGTGGGTTTTCGCGATCTGATCGCCGAGGTCGACGCGGTGGTGTTCGAAACGCTGGGCGATACCGCGCGGATCGAGGGTCGCGCAGAGCCGGTGTTCGGCATGTTTGCCGCGCCCTGGCTGCAACCCAAGTTCGGCAAGCTCAACACCGGGTTGCGTGAGCCTCGCTTCGAGATCCGCGTCAGCGATTCGCAAGGTCTGGAGCAGGGCATGCTGGTCAGTGTTGACCTGCCTGCCCTAGATGGCGGCGGTGACTACGACTTGATCCAGCTCGAACCGAGCGGCGACGGACTGGTCGCCCTGATTCTGAGGTTGCGGCCATGAGTGTTGGCAGCTATTTCAAACCCTCGGCGGGGGGCGGGATGATCTCTATCCAGTCTTCGGCCGCAGACTTTCAGGCGTTCCAGGACTTTGCCAAGGTGGTGCCGAAAGCGGCTGCGGCGGCGCATCGGCGCGCGATCAACAAAACGTTGGGCTGGTTGCGCACGCATATCGCACGAGCGGTCAGCCGGTCAGAGCGCATCGCCGTTGCAGCGGTGCGTCAGCGGTTGCGCAGCTATCCGGTTTCCGGCGCTGCCGCGAGCGGCAAACTGTGGTTCGGTTTGAATGCCATCGAGTCCAGCCGGATCGGCCGGGCGCGGCAGACCGGCACCGGCGTGTCAGTGGCGGGCCGGCGTTACCAAGGGGCTTTCCTCAAGAAGGTCTACGGCAACAAGCCCGACATCTGGATCCGCACGGCCAGCAAGCATTTCAACGCGGATGACTACCCTGACAGCACGGTCTCCCCCGGTCGCGGGCCGAGTTCGGGCTGGGTCGCCGAAAACGGTAGTCGTTTCCCGTTGGCCAAGGCCAAGGTATCGCTGGAGCAAGCCCGGCCGCACTTCGAAAGCTGGGTAAAAAAAGCGGATGAGCGCCTGCTGGAGATCCTCAAGCAGGAACTCAACTTTGAGCTGCAGAAATACCTCAAGAGGATCGGCAATGTCTGAGGAACCTTTTAGCCTTGATCAGCTTTATCGGGCGGTAGAACAGCATCTGCGTACCCACTTGGCTGGCGTGCAAGCCGTCACAGCCTGGCCAGACATTAAGGATCGCGTGTTGCTGCCCGCAGTGTTTCTGGAAGTGGCCGAGATCGAGCCGGGTACCGATATCGGCACCGGCGAAACCTCGCTGGTGTGCAAGTTCGAGGCGCGCATCATCGTCGACCCGATCAAGCCGAATCATCAGCAGCAGGCCGTGCAGTTAGCGACGCAGTTGGCGGTGCTGCTGCGAGCGCAGACGTGGGGGTTGGCAGTTGAACCCGCCGAGTTTGTGCAATCGCTGCAGGACTGGACCCAGCCGCATCTGGATGGATACACGGTGTGGCTGGTGGAGTGGACTCAGCAGGTTTATCTCGGCGTTGAGGAATGGCCGTGGTTGGACGAACCGCCGGGTACGTTGATGCTGGACGTTGATCCGGGTGATGGGCCATTCAGGCCCGAGGATCTGCCGTGAGTTACGCAAGCGCCCAGCATGACCGCATGATCGCGGGGGCGGTGAAGGCTTGCTACGTGGTCGCGGTGGATCTGTCCGCTTCGCCGCCGGTATGTCGCGTGTCGGACGGCAGTGAATGGGTTAGCGCCTGGGTGCGGTGGCACAGCATCGCAGCGGGTAAGGCCAGGCATTGGCGCGCACCTTCCTTGGGCGAGCAGGGCAGCTTGATCAGTCCCAGCGGCGACGTGTCGCAAGGCACGTTTGTCCCGGGCCTGTATGGCAATGCCGGACCGCCGCCGGACAACCGCGACCATGTCGAGGTGTGGCGCTTCGATGATGGCGGCGCGCTGATCTACGACTGGCAGGCCAAGAGCTACACCATCACCCTGCCGAGCGGTACGGTCACCATCAAAGTGGCCAGCACCGAAGCGGTCGTAACCGATAGCGCGGTGAACGTGACCACCGGCAACATCAATCTGAAAGCGGCGGTGATGATTGACGGTGCGCTACACGTTACCAAGGGCATCACCAGCGCCGGCGCGATCATTGATGCCACCGGCAACAGCAATCACCACACGCATTAATTCATTCACCACAGCCCGCCCAGTGCGGGCTTTTTCATGCCTGGAGAAATACATGGCCAAGATCGATACAACCGTCGCCGAGGTGCAAGCCCCCTCGGAACCGGCAATTGCATCCTCACCGTTTTCATCGCCCGAACTCCTGAAATTCCGCGACAAGTTCTACACGTCGCGACTGTTGATCGTGCCCGGCACTGACCGTTCCTATCCGGTCGACAAGGCGACGGTCGTGGTGCCGGCCTCCGACCTCGAAGCGGTCAAGTTCCTGAAAGCCAGCGAAGAATACGAGCCGTTCAAGGAGTGACATCGATGATCGGAATGGATCGCCAGACCGGCCTACCCATATCCGGCATCGAGCACCTGCGCCAATCCATTGCCGACATCTTGAGCACGCCGCTGGGCAGTCGCAGGCACCGTATGGAATACGGCAGCAAGCTGCGGCGGTTTGTCGATTTGCCCATCAACGAAGGCTGGAAAAGCGCCGTACAGGCTGAGGTCGCCCGCGCGCTCGGGCGCTGGGAGCCGCGTTTGAAGTTGGATCAGGTGCGCGTCATTTCCGTCATTGGCGGGCAAAACAATTTGCAAATCGGCGGGAAGTACCTGGGCGACAGCGTCACGTTGGAGGTGGCCGCATGAGTACCGTAGATCTGTCGTCGTTGCCAGCGCCGACCGTGCTGGAGCCTCTGGACTTCGAGGAGGTTTATCAGGACGGGCTGAGCGTGTTTCGCGGGTACATGGGTGGTAACTGGACGGCCGCGCTGGAAAGCGATCCAGTGGTCAAAGTGCTCGAGGTCGGGGCTTACAACAAGGTCGGCAACCGCGCCCGAGTCAATGACGCCGGCAAGGCGCTGTTGCTGGCGCATGCCATTCGCGGTGACCTCGATCACTTGGGGGCCAACGTCAATCTGCAGCGTCTGGTCATTCAGGCCGAGGATCTGCTGGCGGTGCCGCCGGTGCCCAAGGTCATGGAAGACGACGACCCGTTTCGCGAGCGCATCCAGTTGGCCTATGAAGGCTTGACCACGGCCGGCCCGCGTAACAGCTACATCCTGCATGCACGTAACGCCTCTGGGCTGGTGGCAGATGCCACGGCCGAAAGCCCGGCGCCCTGTTACGTCACGGTCACGGTGCTGGGGCTAGACGGGGAAGGCGAAGCGCCGCCTGAGCTGCTGGCGACGGTGGCTGCTGCGTTGAATGACGATGACGTTCGGCCGGTCGGTGATCGGGTGACCGTGCAGAGTGCGCAGGTGATCCGCTACGAGATTGACGCCATTTTGCACATGGCCAGCGCTGGCCCGGAAGCGGATGCCAGTTTGGCCGAGGCGAAAAGCCGCTTGGCAGCCTGGATCAATCCACGCAAGCGGCTGGGCGTCGAGGTCGCTCGCTCCGCTGTTGACGCCCAGCTGCACGTTGCCGGCGTTGCCCGGGTTGAGTTGGTCGGATGGCAGGACCTGGCCCCGACCAAGGCGCAAGCGGCGTTCTGTACACGCTACAACGTGAGGCTGGCGGGCTGATATGAAAAGTCTACTGCCGCTCAACAGCACGCAACTGGAACGGGCCATGGAGGCCGCGTTTTTCGAAAAGACGATTGTCCCTCTGCGCGACCTCTACAACGCTGATACCTGCCCGGTGCATTTACTGCCGCACCTGGCATGGGCGTGGTCGGTCGATCGCTGGGATTACCGATGGTCTGAGGCGACCAAGCGCGCGGCCATCAGGGCGTCGTTCTATATCCACAAGCACAAGGGCACGATCGGTGCGCTGCGCCGCGTGGTCGAGCCGCTGGGCTATCTGATCGAGATTGTCGAGTGGTTCAAGACCGTGCCCGAGGGCGTGCCGGGCACTTTCGCGCTGAAGGTCGGGGTGCTCGATACCGGCATCACCGAAGAAATGTATCAGGAGCTTGAGCGCCTGATTGACGACGCCAAACCCGTCACCCGGCATCTGACCGGGCTGGCGATCAGCCTGGAAACTCAAGGCAATTTGAATATCGCTGTGTCCGTCTACGAAGGCGACGAAATCGACGTTTACCCGCCCGTCATGCGTGACATTGAGGTGACTGGCAGCTTCGGCGTGGTCGGCCGCGAACACACCATAGACACCCTGGACGTTTATTATGATTGATGCGAATTCGCAGTTTTTCGCGATCCTTACGAATGTGGGGATGGCCAAGCAGGCGAACGCCGACGCGCTCGGCATTCCCTGGCTGATCACGCAAATGGGCGTAGGGGATGCCAACCCGAACGGGCTGGCCGATCCGCCCAACCCGGTGCCCTCGGCCGGGCAAACCGAACTGCTCAACGAGTGGCGCCGTCAGCCGCTGAATCAATTGCTGGTCGACCCAAAAAACCCGGCGGTGATCATCGCTGAGCAGATCATCCCGGCCGACGAGGGCGGTAAGTGGATCCGCGAAATCGGCCTCTACGATGCTGACGGCGATCTGGTGGCGGTGGCCAACTGCGCGCCCAGCTTCAAGCCGTTGCTGTCGCAAGGCTCGGGCCGTACGCAAATCGTGCGGATGAACTTCATCGTCACCAGCACTGGCAACATTCAGCTCAAGATTGACCCAGCCGTGGTGCTGGCCACGCGGTCCTACGTCGACGCGGCGATCCTGGAGGTACTGCCGAAGAACAAAACGCCGGGCCAGTGGACGCGGGTCAAGACTAACGACCGTGGGATCGTAGTGTCGGGAGACAACCCCGAAACGCTCGCCGGCATGGGCATCACCGACAGCTATACGTCGGCACAGGTCGACGCGCTGATTGCCAAGGCCACGGCCATGCCGGTTGGCGCCATTGTGTCGTTCCCGGTCGACAAGCAGCCGGCCGGGTTTCTGGAGCTGGACGGCAGCGTTAAGAGTGTCGCCGCTTACCCGGATCTGTCGGCTTTCCTCGGGACGGCCTTCAACAAGGGTAACGAGGGCGGCGGCAATTTCCGCTTGCCGGATCTGCGCGCTGAATTCCTGCGCGGCTGGGATCACGGTCGTGGCTACGATGTGGGTCGCGCGATTGGCAGCGCCCAGCTCGGTACGCTTGCCGTGTTCGACAGTAACTATACGGGCGGGCAATCGGTCGACGTTGTGCGAGGTTCTCCAGTCGAGGCGCAGGCGGACTTATATCGCGAATCGGATTATCCGGGCGTCGGGATCACTTTCACCTCGGCGAATGTGAGTTATAGCCCGTTCCCGTCTGCCGGTGGCGTAACCCGTCCGCGTAACGTCGCGGTGATGTGGTGTATTAAGGCTTGGAGTGCGCCGGTTAACCAAGGCGTGATTGACGTCGGTGTTTTGGCCGATGAGGTGCGCAAGGCGACCGGGCGTTTTCTCGGCCTGCGTCGAATTCGGGCGACTCAGATTTACTGGTCGACGCCTGGAACCATCAAAATTCGAGTGAGGGGGCAGGGGGCAGGCGCTGCTGGCGGTGGTGCAGCATCAACCGCGGCGGGTCAGGTTTCCGCCGGCTGCGGCGGCGGTGCGGGGGCGCCATTTGATACGTGGATCACCAGCGGTTTCGACGGTGTGATGGCCACGATCGGCAAGGGTGGCACCGGTGTGCTGGTTGGTCCGGGTAACAACGGCGGGGCCACTTCGTTCGGGTCACATGTCACCGCGCCGGGCGGTATCGGTGGTGGGTTGTCGGCGAACGTGGCGCCGCCGCTGTACCTCGGCCAGACCCCGAATTCACAACCGGCGGTCGGCGCGACTGTGAAAAATGGGCAGGGCAAGGGTGGTGGTGGCGTCATTGGGCCAAAAACTGACTTTGTCGTATCTGGCGAGGGCGGCCCGAGTGAAATGGGGCCGGGGGGTAATTCAATCTCAACCAGTTCGCAGGGTGCTGATGCGGTCAACCCGGGGTCGGGTGGCGGCGGTGCCGTTGCGCTTCCTTCATACCCTGCGCATTTGCGCGGCGGTCACGGTGCTGATGGTTGGATCGATGTTGAGGAGTGGGCATGAGTATTTATGCGCGGGTCTACGGCGAGCAGGTGTTTGAGCTGATCGAGACTGACGGCGATATCACGGCGCTGTATCACCCTTCCATGGTGTGGGTGTGTGTTGACGGCATCGAGCCGATGCCGGCGGCGGGTTGGAAGGCGGTAGAGGTTGACGGCGCTTGGCAGTTCTCGGCGCCGGGTTTGGCGGTCGCCCCCCTGCCGCTCGCCGAAGTGGTCGCCGCCGAACGCTTCCGCCGAGAGGGTACGGGCGTCGTGGTCGAGGGACTGGCCATCGAGACAACTCGCGACAGCCAGGCGCTGATCGCCAGTACGGGATTGTCCGCCGTCCTCGATCCTGACTACCGCTGCAACTTCAAGACGGCAGACGGTTTTGTCGAAATCGGCGCGGCGCAAATCATCACGATTGCCAAGACCGTCCGGGCGCACGTTCAAGCCTGCTTTGACCGCGAGTTTGCGCTGTTGCGCGCGATCGAGGCCGGCGAGTATCACGACGAAATGCTGTCGCAAGGTTGGCCGGATTCCTTGCCGCCTGATCCGGCAGAGCTGCAATAGACGCCCCGCACTGACGGGGCGTTTTCTTTTCCGTTACGCGTAACACGAACACCCTCACAGCCTCGCTTATGCGGGGCTTTTTCGTTTCTGGAGAACGAGCCTTATGACTTTTTTTCACGGCGTCACGACCACGTCGGTCGACACTGGCGCGCGCACCATCTCGCTGCCGTCGTCCTCGATCATTGGTCTGTGCGACACCTTCAAACCTGGCGTTCTGGGCGGTGGTACGGCCAAGGCAGGCGAGCTGAAGTTGATCACCACGGAGCGCGAAGCCATTGCCGCCTTCGGCGCTGATTCGGCGATCACCAAGGCCTGTCAGGCGATTTACGTCAAAGCCAAGGCGGTGATCGTCGCCATTGGTGTGCCCAAGCTGGAAGATGCCGCCCTGCAGACCTCAGCGATCATCGGCGGCGTTCTGGCCTCGGGTCAGCGCACCGGTTTGCAGGCGCTGCTCGACGGTAAAAGCCTGTTCAATGCGCAGCCGCGATTGTTGATTGCACCGGGTCATACCGCGACTCAAGCGGTCGCCACAGCGCTCGATAGCTTGGCGCAGAAACTGCGGGCAATCGGCATCATCGACGGCCCTGGCACCACCGACGAGGCCGCCATGGCCTACGCCGATAACTTCGGCAGTCGCAACCTGTTCATGGTCGACCCGGGCGTTAAGTATTGGGACACCATCACCAGCAAGACCGTCGACGCGCCGGGTTCAGCTTGGGCGGCGGGCCTGTTCGCCTGGACGGATGCTGAATACGGGTTCTGGGCCTCGCCGTCGAACAAGGAGTTGACCGGCATCACCGGTACCGGCCGCGCGGTCGAGTACCTGGACGGCGACGAAACCTGTCGGGCCAACCTGCTCAACAACGCCAATATCACCACGATCATTCGCGATGACGGTTACCGCCTGTGGGGCAACCGCACGTTGTCGAGCGATCCGAAGTGGGCGTTTGTTACCCGCGTTCGCACGCTGTTCATCCTCATGGACGCGGTGCAGGCCGGGCACAAATGGGCGGTCGACCGCTCGATCACCAAAACCTACGTGACCGATGTCACCAACGGTCTCAACGCGTTCATGGCCGACCTGAAAGCCCAGGGCGCGATCATCAATTTTGAAGTGTTCCCCGACACCGAACTGAACACGGCCAGCCAGATCGCCCAGGGCAAGGTGTATTGGCGCATCCGTTTCACCGACGTGCCGCCGGCAGAAAACCCGAATTTCCTTTTCGAAGTCACCGATCAGTGGATGACCGAAGTGATTGAAGCAGCCTAAGGGGGCGTAACCAATGATTCCTCAGACTTTGTACAACACCAACCTGTTCGTCGACGGCGTGAACTTCTCCGGCGACGTGCCGAGCCTGACGCTGCCCAAGCTGACCACCAAGACTGACGAATATCGTGGGGGCGGCATGGCCGGCCCCATCGAGATGGATCAGGGGTTGGAGAAAATGGAAGCCTCGTTTGTCACCAAGGGCGTGCGCCGCGAGTCGCTCAAATACTTCGGCCTGGCTGACGGCACCGCGTTCAACGCCACGTTCCGTGGTGCCTTCAAGGGCCAGAAGGGCGCGGTGACAGCGGTCGTTGCCACCCTGCGCGGTCGCCTCAAAGAGGTCGATCTCGGTGACTGGAAGGCGGGTGATGCTGCCGAGATCAAACACGCCGTTGCGGTCACGTACTACAAGCTCGAAATCGACGGGCGCCTGATGTACGAAATCGACATGGTCGCCGGCATTCAGGTGATCGACGGCAAAGACCAACTGCTCGAAGTGCGCAACGCGCTCGGCCTGTAAGGAATAGATCCAGATGACTCAAGCAATCGCTCAAAACCTGCCGGCCTGGCTGTCGCTCAGCGCGCACGGCGCGGTCGTGACGCTGACCCGGCCAACCAAAGCCAACAGCATCGACGTCGAGACGTTGAACCTGCGCAACCCGACCGTGCGTGAAGTGCGCGCGGCTGATCGTGCTGCCAACGGCGATGATGAACAGCGCGAACTGATGCTGTTTGCCGGTCTCGCCGAAGTCGGACTGAAGGATCTGGAAGGCCTCAAGCTGACGGATTATCGCCGCGTGCAAACGGCGTATTCGCACCTGGTACCGAAAACCGATTATTCGGACTCGATGCCGGCATGGCTGTCGCTGACCACCGATCAGGTGCTGGTAACGCTGTCGTGCCCGAGCGAAATCAACGGCGTGACCGTCGACAAGTTGGTCTTGCGTTCACCGACCGTGGGCGACGTGCGAGCGGCCAACCGTGAGGTGGGTGGCGATGATGAGCAGCGCGAGCTGGTGTTGTTTGCTGCGTTGTCCGGCGCGTCGGTTGGGGATCTGGAGGGGCTGAAGCTGGTGGATTTTAACCGCTTACAGGCCGGCTATTTTCGCATGGACAACGACGACGGGCTTTAACCCCAGCGTGATCAAGTCGGCGGCGAAACGTCTGGCGGCGGAAACCGGATTTTCCGCCGCCGAGATCCAGTCGATGCCGTTCGCGGACATGGTGTGGTGGCTCACGGATTGAGCTGCCACCGGTAGTGCTGGGCACATGAGGGCCATCACATGGCAAACAAACTCGCCCTCGGGCTGGTGATCGGCGGCGCCGTCAGTTCAACGGTCGGCGCCGCGTTCAAGGACGTGACCGGGCGCATCAAGCGCCTCGAGGCAGAAGGCAATAAAGCGCGCGTGCTGCAGCGCACGATTGGCGACACCATCCGCCTGCGCGAAGAATGGAAGAAGGCTCACGACACCGGCGCTGCCGGCGCGTCCAGATTACTCAACCGTTTGAACTCGAACCTCGACAGTTTGAAAAAGCAGGGGATCGAGGTTGGCCGATTGGAAAAGGCCTATCGCTCCATGGGGCAAACGGCCAACAAAGCCGAGCTGAAAGCCAAGGGGCATCAGCAAATTGATTCTGGCGTAAAGGGCATGAAGGGCGCCGTCGGTGCGGCGGTGGTCGGTGTCGGTGCGATGGCGGTACCGACTAAGGTCAGCGCGGATTTTGGCGCGATTGTGCGTGACATTGCGATCAAGGCCGGCATTGCCAACAAGCCGCAAGAGCAGGAGATGTCGCGCAAGATCATCGACACTTCGCGCGACACCGGCATGGCGCGCAACGATGTGGCCGACGTGGTCAATCAATTGGTCGGTGCCGGTATGGACCTGAGCAAGGCGCTGGAATATGCGCCTGTCGCGGCCAAGTTTGTCGTGGGGCAGGGATCCAGCGGCGTGGACACGGCCAAGATGATCAACGCCCTGGGGCAGAACGCCAAGATCACCGACCCCAAGCAGATGCAGCAGGCGCTGGAGGCGATTGCCTATCAAGGGCAGGCGGGCAGCTTTGAAGCGGCCGACATGGCCAAGTGGTTTCCGGAACTGCTGGCCAACATGGCCAGCAACGGCATCACCGGCTTGGATGCGGTGACGCAATTGGGCGCCATGCTGCAGGTTCAGATGAAGCAGGCCGGCAGCTCGGACGAAGCGGCCAACAACCTGAAAAACTGGATGGGCAAAATCGGCTCGACCGACACGGTCAAGGCCTACGAAAAAGCCGGTATTGATTACAAGGGGTCGATGCAGACCGGTTTGCAAAACGGCATGTCGACGCTCGAAACCAGTATGGCGCTGGCTCAGAAATACATTCAGGCGACCGATCCGAAGCGTGCGGCGGCCATGGCCGAAGCGACGTCAAAAATCAGCAAGGAAGCTAATCCCGATAACGCCAAGGCCATGATGGCCTCGCTGGAAGAATCCCTGCGCACCGGCGACCTGTTCGCCGACATGCAGGTCAAGGCCGCGCTGTCGGCCTACATGCAGAACAAGGCGCTGTACAGCCAGCTCAAAAACGATTCGCGTGACGCGACCGGGATCCTCGACAAGAACCTCGCCGAGCGGCGCGAGTCGTCATCGCAGAAATGGGCGGAAATGGCCCAGTCGATGGATGACGCCATGCGCAGCATCGGCGATGCGCTGCGCCCGGTGACGGACACCGTGGCCGAGTCGTTGACCAAGGTTACTAAAGGCATTACGTCGCTGACGGATAGCGCGCCCAGGGTAGTTGCCGGTATCGCCACGGTTGGAGCGGGGCTGATCGCCTTAAAAGGTATCTTCAACGCGATCAAGATCAGTAAGGGGCTGTTCAACCTTGCGCGTGGTTCGCGCGGTGGCGGGACTGGACTGGATGTTGTTTCTCGGATGAAGGAAGCGGCAACAGGCGGGGGCCTTGTTACTGCAAGTGATGCAGGTAACGACGGCGTCCAAAAGGTTTACGTCGTCAATGCCGGCGCTATGGGTGGCGGTGTGGAAGCGCCGGGCGAGTCACGCCGACGTGGACGTGGGTCAAGCCGCAGCGCTCGGCGTCGGACGTTGCCGAGTTCGAGAGGTCCTCGCGCGTCTGTGCCTCGTTCCCCTGTTTCGATCCCATCGCCATCAGTCCCTTCCGTTCAAAGTGGGGCATTGTCCAAGCTCGGCGTCGTCGCAGGAACCGCCGGTAAGGTCGGCAAGGCAGCCAAGGTCATTCCTGGCGGCACGCTGCTGGAGTCCGGCGCGATGGCTTTTGAAACCTTTCAAAACGCCAAAACCAAGGACGAAAAAGCCGAAGGTTACGGTTCGGCCGCGGGCAACCTGGCCGGCACCATGGCCGGTGCAGCAGCAGGCGCCGCCATCGGTTCGGTTGTGCCGATCATCGGCACGGCTATCGGCGGCATGATCGGTGCTTACCTGGGCAGTCAAGGCGGTGCGGCGCTGGGCGGGTCGTTGGGCAAGTCGTTGTTCGGTGGTGAGGATGAAAAGCCCGAACAAACGGCAAAGGCGCCGGTGCCAGTCACGCCGCTCATGATGGCGTCAGCGGGCCAGCAAGGTCCGGTATTGGGGGATGTCGCGCGCTCGATGGCGGTGACGGCGCCGCTCAAGTCGGCGGCGCTCGCCATTCAACCCAAGGAGCCAGAAAAACCGGTTCCGGCCAAGGTGGATCAGCAGTTTCAGTACTCGCTGAACATGCCGGTCACGGTGCAGGGCGACGTCAAAGACCCGCAAGCTTTGGCGCAGGATCTGATGCCGCACATGCAGCGAATGATGGCGGATGCGGCGAAGAGTAACGCCGCCAAGCTGTACGACGAACCCCATGTCTAAGGAGGTTTCATGGCTTACATGGAGCAAATGCAATCGAGCCTGAAGTATTTGGTCGAGGCAGCGGAAACCGGGCGGCGCAGTGCTGACGGCATGCTGACCCCGGTCAACGGCGCGATCCGCGAACTGACCGGCGCCGCGTCCGAGCTGGAGAACATCCCGTTTGTTGGCCCGGCAATCGGCGCCAAACTTCAGCGAGTGATGCGCGGCGTCGACGCGGCTCAGGCCAAGGTCGGTCAGGTGGTAGCGGTGTACGGCCGCGCCACCCGCGCGGCGGCTGAAGTGCAGGATCGGCTGGGTACTTTGAAGGAGCAGGCGAGCAAGGCGGCCACGGCGATCAACAATGTCGCCGGCAAGGTCAGTCCGTCGCTGGCCAACATCGTGCCCACCAGTTCCTTTGCCGTGGAGGCCACGCCGGCGCCGGAGGCGGTGAAGCCATTCCCGCATCTGATGATCATTCAGCCGCGCGATCCGAAGATTGAGCCGTATTACTTCAACCTGGACACGGCGGCTTTCGACGAGCTGAGCCGTTCGACCGAATTCCGCTGGGCTTCGCAGGAGCGGCTGACGCGCCGGCCGGCGAAGCAGGCCATCGGTATGGGCGATGAAAAGTTGACGCTCAAGGGCACGATCTATCCGGGCTTCAAAGGCGGTTTAAAGCAGCTCGACACGCTGCGTTCCATTGGGGCCAGGCTGCAACCGCTGACCCTGACCACCGGCTATGGCGAGGTGATCGGGACGTGGTGTCTGAAAAACATCAACGAGGAACAGTCCGCACTGCTGCACGGCGGGATTGCTCGCAAACAGGGGTTCACTTTGGAGTTTGAGCGCTATGGCGACGACATGCAGGACGTCTGACGGCGACATTCTCGATGTCATTTGCAACAACGTTTACGGCCATCTGAATGGCAGCGTCGAGGCCGTGCTCGATGCCAATCAAGGGCTGGCCGATGAACCTCAGCCGTTCCGGTCGGGCGTGATTATCGTCCTGCCGGATCTGCCCAGCCCGACCAATGAAGGCGTCAGCTTGTGGGATTGACCCGGGGAGATGTCTTCGCCGGGGCCGCGTCGCGTTACGCGTAACGACACCTTGTTTTTCTGGCCCGCCTTGTGCGGGTTTTTTATTGGAAAAAATCCATGACTCCGATGTTTCGAATCGTCGCCGATGGGGCCGACGTCACGGCCAAGATCAATGATCGGTTGTTGCAGCTGCGTACCTCTGACAAGCCGGGCATGGAGTCCGATGAGTTTGAATTGCGTATCGACGACCGTGACGGGCAGGTGCAACTGCCACGGCGTGGCAGCTCCATCGAGATCTACCTGGGTTATGCCGAAACGACCTTGACGCGTATGGGCAGTTACACCGTCGACACGGTCGAGGTGTCAGGGCCGCCGGATACCATCGTGATCAAGGGCAAGGCCAGCGACATGCGTGGCAGTGGCAAGACCATTCGTAGCGGAAGCTGGGAAGACGTGCCGCTGTCAAAGATCGTGGCTGACGTCGCCGCGCGCAATGGCTGGACGCCGGTGTGTCCAGTGTCGACCAAAGTCGCCCGGGTCGACCAGCTCAACGAGTCCGATTTTAATTTCATCACGCGTCTGGCCAAGCAATACGACTGCACAGCCAAAGTCGCCGACGGCAAGCTGTTGGTGATGCCGCGCCAGGGTGGCCAGACAGCAAGCGGCAAGACGTTTGGTGCCATCACCCTGACTCGACGCGACCTCAGCCGATGGCAATTCAGTCTCGGTGATCGCAACTCACACAAGGCAGTCGCCACCAAGCACCAGAACAAGAAGAACGGCAAGCTGGCGGTGGTCACCATTGACAACGATGATGCTCCGGACGGGCTGCCGGCAGTGCATACCGACCGCCATATCTACCCAAACAAGACGGCTGCTGAAGCGGCCGCCAAGGCCCGTCTGTCAGCGTTCAACCGTTCGACCGCCGATGTGCGGCTTGAAATGCCCGGCCGGACGGACATCTTCGCCGAGCGTCCCATCATCGCGCAGGGTTTCAAGGTCGGGCTTGATGGCGAATACCTGGCGGATTCGGTCGAGCAGGTGTTCACCCAGTCCGGCTGGTCGACCACCGTCGAATGCAATGCCGGCAAAGCAGGTAAATCCAAGGGCAAGAAAAAGAAAGGGCCGAAACCACCGCTCAAGGTGGTGAACATCGAGCAACAGTAGCCACATCCCATCGCCGCCTGAGTGCGGTTTTTTTATGTTTGGAGTTTGTATGTCCATCACTGAGCAACAGCTGCAAAGCATCATGCCCAACGCCCGCCGCCAAGCGGGCGTTTTTGTATCCGCTCTCAACGCAGCCATGGCCCATCGGCAGATCAATACGCCGAAACGCCAAGCCGCGTTTCTGGCGCAAGTCGGTCACGAGTCGGGTCAGCTGCAGTACGTCCGGGAACTGGGCGGCGATCAGTACCTGAGCAAATACGACACCGGCAGCCTGGCGGCAAAACTGGGCAACACGCCGGCAGCGGATGGTGATGGCCAGCGATATCGCGGTCGCGGCCTGATCCAGGTCACCGGCCACGACAATTACCTGCGCTGCAGCTTGGCGCTGTTCGGTGATGAGCGATTGCTGCGCACGCCTGAACTGCTGGAGCTGCCGCAGTGGGCCGCCGAGTCGGCCGCATGGTTCTGGTCAGTGAATGGGCTGAACGCGCTGGCCGATCAAAACGAATTCAACACGATCACCCGCAGGATCAACGGCGGACTCAATGGCCTGCAGGATCGGCTGGAGTTGTGGGGGCGGGCGAGGGCGGTGCTATGCGTCTCGGCGAACTGATCCCGGCGCCGTATCGGTTGCTGGCGAAAGGAGTGCTGCTAGTCGTCTTGGTCGGTGGTTCTGCGTCCATTACCTGGCAAGTACAGGATTGGCGCTACGGCAAACGGCTCGCAGAGCAGGCCCGACTCCACACCGAAACCCTCAACCAACTGAATCTGGCCTCGGCCGCGCAGCAGCGTGCCGAACAGGACAAACGTCTCGCGCTCGAGCTGCGCCTGGCAACCAGTGAACAAACCCATTACCGAGCCTTGAGTGATGCCCAACGTGATCAAGGTCGCCTGCGCGACCGCCTTGCCACTGCTGATCTGCGCCTGTCAGTCCTACTCGACGCCACCACCGGCGCCGGCAACGGATCGTTGTCAGCCACCACCGCCACCGGCGGCGTGGTTCATGGCTCCGCAAGAGCCGAACTTGACCCTGCGCATGCTCAACGAATTATCAGCGTCACCGATGACGGCGACCGGGGGCTGATTGCCCTCGCAGCCTGTCAGGCATACGCCAAAGAAGTCTCAACACCGAAGTGAAAAAGAGCGGCCGGTACAGATGCGTCAACATCCGAATCGACCGCCGTCCCTGCAGATGGTCCCTGCAAGTCCAGCCAAGGCTCTTGCTCCGTGCACAAAGCGCGGCGAGCCTAGCACCTGTTTATCCATACAGTAAAGGTCTTGCTTTCATGTCTACACCTATCATCCCTTGGATGGGCGGCAAACGCCGCCTGGCCGACCACCTCATTCCGCTTTTTCCGCCACACGAATGCTATGTTGAAGTCTTTGCCGGCGGTGCCGCGCTCTACTTCATGAAGCCTCAGCCGTCGCCCGTCGAAGTCCTCAACGACATCAACGGCGACCTGGTCACGCTTTACCGCGTCGTGCAGAACCATCTCGAAGAATTTGTGCGCCAATTCAAATGGGCGCTCAGCTCGCGCCAGGTGTTCGAATGGCAGAAAATGACCCGCCCTGAAACCCTCACCGACATCCAGCGCGCCGCCCGATTCTTTTACCTGCAGCACCATGCCTTCGCCGGCAAGGTCTCGGGCCAGACGTTCGGGACGGCGACGACTGCCCCGGCCATCAACCTGCTGCGGATCGAGGAAAACCTCTCGGCTGCGTGGCAGCGCCTGTCCGGCACCTACGTCGAAAACCTTCCCTGGCTTGAATGCGCTGAACGCTATGACCGCGCTCACACCTTCCACTACATGGATCCGCCTTACTGGCAGACCGCCGGTTATGGCGTCGCTTTTCCGTTCGAGAATTACGAGCGGATGGCCGACTTTATGCGCCGCTGCAAAGGCAGAGTCATGGTCAGCATCAACGACCATCCAGATATCCGCCGTGTGTTCGAAGGCTTCCACTTCGAAACCTTAGACATCCGCTACACCACAACCAATCAGCGGCAAGGCAAAGCCGAGGTGAGCGGTGAGCTGGTGATCATGAACTGGGCGCCAGAATCGTTGGGCGGCTTGTTTTGAGGGATCTCGGGCTTGCTTACTCCGTCCGGAGCTGGGCGGGGTAGCACACTCCGCTCCAATAGCGAAGCGCCACGATAGTGCTCCTGGCTCAATTGCGTTAATACTCGAAGGCATTGATCAGTGGCAGGCGCACCGCACACTCAAGGGTGGTCAGCTCGGCGGGTTCCAGGCCGAGATAGCGGGCCATCACGGTGACGGTGGCCGAACCTTCGTAGACGTACGGCATAAGCATCCTTTCCTGGAGGAGGGTGACGGCAGCAGACCAGACGGTGGGACTATGGTAGTCCAGCCTAGGGAGAAGTGGTTTTCATTGCCCCACGAAAAGGCCCCCGCACCTGGGCCAGGCGTGGGGGCCGATTGAACATAAACGGCGTTCTATCTATCGAGGCGCACTAAACTGCCTAAGTCGCATGATCGCGTCAGTAATCGCTTGCGAATTTCGATCAAGCGTTTCCAGGGCCGCAACGGCGTTATCGGCAACAGTGTCCGCGCCAGACCCGGAGATCCAATGGGTGATCTCTTCCACCGCCGCACCTAGGGCATGCTGGTTGTAGAGAAGCAATGTCAAGGCATCTGCAGTGAGGATGTTGCAGTTTGTGCGATCTGGCATAACGGTTGTCCTTGAGCTGATGCGGCCATGTTCAGCAACCGCATTTCGATTGGTAAGCAACTATGAGCGGTCGAGCCATTGTAGGAAGCGCTGATTTAATTACAAAGCATACATTTATCTATTAAGTTAGACCGGTCGCTTGAACGAAATATTAAATCCATCTTTATTGGAAAGAAAGCTCAAGTCATATGTGTGGTCACTTCGAAGCCGCAAGGAGAAGGGTGTTTTCATACTTTCAAGAATTGAGATGTCGCCTATAGGGCAGCCTGAAATATCTAAATATCTGAGATTGGAAAAGTCTCTCAAATAGGTGATGTTAGTAATCGAAGGGATGTCAACCAAACTTAGCGCATGGATGGTTTTCAAGTTGCCAATAGATTCAATGTTATCAATTGTGGATTTATTTATAAATACGTTTAATAGATTTTTGCATTTTGAAAGTGGGCTAAGGTCTGGGATTTTCATGTCGTTCATCATGATTATTACCAGTTTTTTCAGTTTGCCTAATGGGGTTAGATCTTTAATGTCAACTGCAGACATGAACAAGTTGTTGAGCTTGCCGAATTGGCTGATAGGGGATAGATCATTAACTTTTAGATGATTAATGTCTAGTGTTTCAATTTTCTTGCACGTCGAAAAGCTGTCAAGATTGTCGAGTGGTAAACCTGATAGGTGAACATAATCCAATTTGAGTAGGTTTTTTACAAAGCTTATGTCAGTAACCGGAATGTCAGAGAGCGACATGGATTCGAGCTTTTTCAAGCAACCAATGGGATTCAAGTCTGATAAATTAAGTGTCGTAATTCGCAGGTGATGTATGTTTGTAAGTTTCTCGATAGGGTTTAAGTTCAATATCGGAAGATTGGATATTTCAAGGATGTGGAGCTGGGTGAGTTTGCTGATCGGTGCTAAGCTTGCAATTTCCGAATTTCGCAGTTCTAACGTGCTAAGGTTCTTAAGTGTTTCAACTTTTTGAAAGTTTATTACTTTGGTGGAGTCAGCTCTGAAGTAGTCTAAGTGCTCCGGGTTGCTTAGCCCGGCAAGGTCTATTGTCGCATTAACAGTTGATATGGCTTCAAGGTTGTTGAATAAAGATAGTTGCTTTGCAGTGAGGTTGAAGCCTTCATTAATAATTAGGATTTTTACTTTTTCTGCCCATGATGGGTTGTTTTCAAGATTATTGCTTTCTGAATTAGTCTCGCCTGATAGCAGTACTGCATATCCTGTCTCTAACATAGTGCGAGCGACATCGGACTCGAAATCCGCATCGTAATCAAGCTCGTTGAATACGGTATTTATACATCCAGACGCGAGAAGATCTTTTGCTAAGCTAGGTAGTTTTACGTGCTGGTTTTTGATTAAGCGAGCCCCTAGGTGCGATAGATCGCCCATGCCGTCCCCAAATACAGCAGCTACAGCAATATCCACCCATTCAGATCCATGTTCCGCAGATAGGGATTCGAAAAGGAAAATGAACGTTTCCAACCATTCCGGAATTTGCGCCCATGCGGCAATGGTATCTCTTGTAACTAATGAATCTTTAGCAATAGATCCAGTTACAAACGCTGGTCTAACAATGCAATCACTTAAGTAACACGCGCAAAAATACTCTTGGAAGCTTAAGTGAACAAAGGCGTACCGATTTTCCCCTCTCGGAAGTAGCAAACCGCTGCGACGCGCCACCCAATTTAGAAATTCCTTGGCTAAAATCTCGCTATCTGCAGCTCCAGATTGATCTATAGCTTCTTGGAGCCAAGCGATTATTTCGCCTTCAGAAGCGAGTATTCCTGCAGTGGGGGAGTCCCAATCCCTTGAGCTCTGTAATTTAAAGCCAACGAAGGAGAGCCATGACTTCTTTTCTTTCCAGCCGAAACTAGAAAGACTGTTTTCAGATCCAATGCGTCGTTGATTGTCAATGGTGTTGATGTAAGCGTTGACAATTTCTTCGTAAAGCAGAGCTTTTCCGTCGGGCAGGTGTGCTCTCTCGCGGTGCACGATAGCCATGAGGCTTAGGAGATTCGGAGTTCTAGCTAGTTGTTGGGTAATTTCAGATTGCGCGAGAGAAGCTAATAGGTCTGCGGTCTTCTGTTTTGCCTCCACATCGCTCACGCATCGCTGGCTGTACCAGTTGCGTGCGAAATCCGATATTTGATTCTGATTAAATGGCATCAGAAATCGAATAGTAGCCCACTTTCGAGTGTGATCCTCAAAGCTCTTTGATGAATCATTGTTCTTACTGCGACGCTTGCTCGATATTGTTTTTGTTTTATCGATCAAGTTGCCATGGGGGATATTCTCTGACTCACCCAATCCGTTCGCCGAATCTACAGGATAATCTTCATATCCCACAATTCTAGATGTCGCCAATACAACTGCGTTTTGTTGGTGTGCCTCGTTTATCCACGAAGAAATTAGTGGCCGGCGATGAACCGGAACTTCATCAATTCCGTCGAGTATTAGAACGTAATCACCAGTAACTACCCACTTTCTGATGATTATTTCAAGCGGTTCCGCTTTGGCTTCTCCGAGCAGTTTGATTGCTGTAGCAACTGCTAGATCGGATACGGTAAAACCCTGTGAGAAGCATTCAGTAGGCATATCCCTCAGTATGCAAGGAAAAGGGATTTTGTTTGCAAGAGCGTCTGGCAATGGAGCTGAGGCTCCAGAGGTAAGTCTCCAAGCCAGCCAATTACTAAGTGTGGTTTTTCCTCCTCCCGGGTCTCCTAAAACCACTAGCTGCCTTGACTCGTTAAGCTCTTCTAATAGGCTTTTACCTTCCGGCCAATCTGTAGGGTCGCTGTCCGTATGGACAGGAGCTATCGAAAGCAGAGGAGGCACAAAAAGAGTTTCGATTTGAACCGATGGCAAATCGCGGAGGGAAGGCAGAGCTAAAGTCTCAACAACACCATGCTTCCTTCGAATCTCTCCAAGATAGGCTCGAAGCTTCGGTTCGTTCCACAAATTCAATACATCATCAATAGTGTTTTTCAT